CTTCTTTAGAGAGATATTTTAATAATGGGTTTTCAGACATAGGCAAAAATAGAAACTAATATTAAGGATTCTTTTTCCTCCATTCTGCCTCCACCTCTAAAGCCTCTGCTACCTTTTCAAGTAATTTACCTTTTGGATATGGCTTCTTTTGAATCTTTTCAGTCATACTCTCTACAAGATATGCACCATATTTATCAACAAGGCTTTTAACGGTAACTTTACGAGGTTTAGATTTTTCTGTTTCTTTTTCCTCAGACTCTTTTGTTTTTTCTTTAGTTTTATTCAGCAAAAAATTATCAAATGTTCCATACTCTTTTTGATATTCATTATCCCAAGCCTGCATTCTTTGCATTTGTCTATCATTTAAATATTTAGTAAAACTATTATTATAAGATTCTTTTACTTGCTTTGGTATTGAATCCCATTCTTCTTTAGCGACTTTCTCATATTCACCTGAAAAATATTTTTCTTCATGTAAAAGGATACTCTTCTGTATTTTTTTAAATTCTGGGGTTCGGGAGGATGCTTCAGGTGGGGGATCATATTGAGCAGATTCTTCCTCTACAACTTCCTCTTCTATAGGTTCTGGTTTACCTGCCCCCTCTTCTTCTACTACCTCTTCTTCTACTGCCTCTTCTTCTACTGCCTCTTCTTCTACTGCCTCTTCTTCTACTGGTTCTTCTATAACCTCTTCTTCTACGACTTCTTCTTCTACGACTTCTTCTTCAGGCTCTGAAAGACCAAAAGATTTTAAAACCTCTTTTCTTTCAGATTCTGTAGCCTTAGTCCATATATCTATGAATCCTTGATCTTTCTTTCCAGCTAATTTAGGATGATTCCAAAGTGCTGGAGGAACACCTGCTTCTTCCCATTTTAGGGTAGGTTCTTCAACTGCTTCCCCAGATTCAGATTTCCCTTTTGAAGACTCTTCTTTTTCTACGGTACTATCTATATCCTTTAAATCTCCAATCTTTAAATTATATGGAGGGGAAGATAGCCTTTTCTCAATAGCTGAAAGCTGTTTCTGCTGATCTTCACTCCAATCTAATGGCTCTCCTAAAGGAGTAACCCCATTCTTTATACCTAATAACCTTTTTCTGTCTGCTACGTCAATATTCATCTGTCTGGTATCAGCAGGATTCAATGTCCCTTCTATTGGTATGATTTTCATTTCACCTGTAGTTAAATCATATTCAATCACCCCATAAGGCTTACTAAATGTTTTTTTATTTCCTTTAGGCTTATCTTTAACTTTTGGAAATACTAAAGAACCATCATCCTCGTATCTTCTTCTTCCATATACATCATCATAGCTCTTCCTCTCTTTTTCCTCTGGCTTATGGTATAATTCAACACCTAACTGTTCTGACTTTACTCCCCAAGCATCATTAAATGCACTAACGTGCTGAGATAAGGATACTTCATCAGGAGCATTGTACATCCTTCCAATAATTGCCTGAAAATCAGCCTTAACAGCAGGATCAACTACAGAGCCTATCCTCCCCTTAAGATCGTTAATTGTACTTGTGCGTGTTGTCTGAAACTTCTTTACCTTATCTGATTTATTTAGCAAGTCCTCCATCATCTTTTCTTGATAGGACTTTGCTCCTGCCTGCATTCCTGCACCAAACCCCTGCCCCACACCTGCGACTAAGGCTTGTAATGCGTTTGGTCGCTTCTTTACTCTAAAAGCCATTATAATATACCGTAATTGACCATATCATATCCATTTACTACTGTAACAGCATCTGGATATAATTGCCTCACCTCATCTGACATATAACCTGTATGAACCTCATTATCCCAAATATAACTAAATGAATAAACATTTAATCCATTACTCTCCTTACCTATCTTTTCAATATTCTTTTTTAACCTTCGGTCTGATGCCAATAAGAGGTTCGTTAAATATGCACCACCTGCCGAACCAGCTCCTTGCCCAATACTACTTAACGCACCCTCATACCATTCTGGCTGGGCATCTAAAGTGGCTTGGAATTTATCCCTCTCTAATTCTTGACCTGAATAAAACTGAGTCATAGCATCAACTAATGACTGCTTACTTATATCTATTTGTTCTAAGTTCATTCCAGAAGTAATATCAAATTTTTCTGCTTCTGCTAACTGTCCTTTAGTTCCTGCACTTATGTCTTTTAAAATATCACCAAGACCTCTTTGAGTTGCTCCCTTCATCCTGCCCTCTAATGCCGCTACCTGTGATGGATCACGACCTTGTAGCAAATTCTTTATCTGAGATACAAGCTCTCCAGACCTTCTTGCTGATAAACCTTGTGCAAGTTTTTCTTTCTCTGCACCTGCTTCAGTTATGGCAGTTTTATACTCATCTGATTTAGTCTCAAGTTCTTCTGTTGCCACTCCATGCCTTGTAGCCCCTGCAATTGCACCTTCAACAGTATCATGTTCATTTCCCCTTGCATCAACCCATTTATCACCAATCTTCTTTATTCCGTATTCATCAGCTATTTCTTGATTCTCTGATAATACTTTTTGCTCTTTATTATGTTCTAAGTTTAATCTTTTTAATTCTCTATTGGCTCGACCTAAATTATCCCTATCACCCCTATCCAATGTAATACCTGTCTTAGTATCAATTAAATACCATTTTTTAGTGTACTTTTGCCCTAAAAGATTCTTGCCATATCTCTTTTTTATTTTATACCTCATTATAAACTCCTAATCTAAACTATCCTCTTTAAAATAATGCCAGTTGTGCTTTCCCTTAACAGCTAAATAATAACTACCATTATGTATCAATACACGCAACTCAGCTTCAACGCCTTCTCTTCTGTTGTATAACCTATCAGATATTGTTACTTTCGGCTGAGTTAAATTTCTTATTATATGTTCTGCTTGACTCATGCTGATACTGGATTACTCATTAATTCATATTCTATTGTTATATCTTCTATGATTGGAAGTGATTCAACATTAGAGCCGCTAAACATTAAACCGCTGATCGAAATTTCTATTGTTTTAAATATTTTATAGATAGATTTTAAATAATTACTTATATTATCAGAATAGGGTAACACATAAGAGAAAGATGGAGTTTCATTAAAAGGAGGATTAACACCTCCATTTATAAAAATAGATACAGTAATGCCACTTATAAACTCACTGGGATCATCTATATCTTCTTGTGTGCTTTTATATGTAATCCCTATTTTTTTTAATTTTTTATTTCTAAAAGGAGAGCCAAAATCGAACCTTTTTGTTTTTAATGCCCAAAGAATATTTCGATCACCATTATTAACCATACCATTATATCTTATTATATGTTTTTGCCACGGCGACCACCGAGAAGAAGATAGCCCATATACCCCACCGTCACTTCCTGTGGCTATATTGGACAATACTCCAACACGCCTTCCCTCAATACCCTCATACTGATACTTATCAGTTACCCAGCTTTTTGTGTCAAAATCATACAAATATAAAGAATCAACCTCAAGAGGTTCTTGTGGAGGAACATCGTCAAGATAATAATAATCATCAAGAGATTGAGGGATAAAAACTATTCTGTTTCTCATAGAATCATAACCAACTGATGGATTTATAAAACCATTTACCTCTGGATTATCTATCTCTAAAGACTGATATGTATCCCTAATAGCTTGAGAAATCTCAACGTGGCGATCCTCAGTTACAAGGTATATTCCCCTCTTATCTGATGTTATTACACCATAAGGCGTTACACAGGAGGCTGATTTATACTGACAGCCTATGCCCCTGTAAGTTTTTTCTATGTAAAACTGGTCTGTTGATATGTTTAATACATGAATATTTCTCTCTTTTAAAACATAAAGCCTACCAGCATAATATTCCAAAGAAATGATCTCATCTCCATCATTTAATCCAAACTCCATAGAACGAATAATATCAAAATCATCACCACCCTTAGAATAAAATATCTTACTCTGCTCTCTTACTGTTTGATCATGTTCATCTTTTGTATCGGTATTACCTATAAAAACATAATTATTAGCAACAGTTGATGTTTTCCAGCGTATCGCCTGTAGCTTCTCATCTTGCTCCCTACCAGTTCTGGATTGATATGTAGAGGCTAAAAGACCATCATTAGGATAAAACCAAGTAGAGGAGTAATCATCTCTTGTATGACATCCCCACATAGTTCTTGGCTCACCAGAAGGTGAGGCATCATTTTCACCTTTATAACTTATGGGAGTTAGATTTTTTAAATTACCTGATTCATATATCCCTGTATTTATATCAGAAAAAGTATCAGCATTAGTATATATACCACAATACATAGTATCAGTTTTTATCAAACATAAAAAAGCATTTGATATTTCAGTTGCATTTACAGTCGCATCATCAGTAAATGTCCCTGTTGTTGTACCGTTACCTGCCCATACAACAGGCTTCCTGCCATTATTTGAATAAGCATGAACACCTGCATCTGCCACACCTGCTGTTCTTAAATCTGTACTTGTACCCCAAGTATTTAAATCTCCACTATCTAAAGCTATACCGTGAGATAGCCTTGTGAAATGAGGAGTGGGAATCCAATGCCCCATATTATAATCATTATTTATTTGTGTTGCCTGTGGTTGCTCAGAAAAGGCATTTTTAATATCTAAAGAACCCACTAAATACCAATCACCAGAAGTATCGTCCCCTCTCTTCCAATAGATATTTATGGATTTTATTCTTTTATTTAAATCTTTGCTAATTGTAAAATGGATTACAGGACATACAGTAGCGCTTGCAGTAACATATCCAGCATTAAGAGATAACCCGATTTGCCCATCATCCGCATCATCAGTAACATTAGGAGTTGAAACCACCCCTAATGTAGACTCTTGCCCATTCTCATACATAAAAGTACAGGAATATCTATCCTCTGCATTAAATGTTGCAGAACCCACATCTGTAATTAAAGAAGTATTAAGCGTACCTGCTGGTTGGGACACAAACATTTGAACATCATATTCACCTAAACTATGCCCAACTGTAGTCCCATTTGCTACGAAATTGGCATAATCATATCCAAATGCATCTTTAAAAATTGTAGGTCTTTCGATCTTCTGATCTATTAATTGCCAATTTTGCACCGCATGAGAACCCAAAGGTTCTTTGAATTTATTTGAAGTATTATAAGTAAAACCCTCTCCTAACCTATCCTGATTTATATAACCATACCATTTACTCTGATGGTCATTTGCGAAATTAGAGTCTGATATTCGCAATACGTTCCTTGAGGCATAAAAGTCTGGTTGCATACCACCATTGGCACTAACGTCACCTGACCAAAAACCTGCACCAGTTTCGTGGGTTAAAATATTTTCATAAACTCCATTTACACCATCAGACTCATCATATCTTAATATTTTAAGAATCTCACTACCTATATTCTCACCTGAAGTAACTATAAACCAAGTGGTTGGATTAAATACCCCATCTGCATCCCTATCTGTTTTATAAATAAAAAATCCATAGCCACCAGTATACGACTGTGCAGATGATTCTTCAATATCACTTGCGACATTTTTAGGTATTTTTAATAATTCTAATCTGCCTAACCTTTCATTCTCCAGACCAGTAAAAATTTGGAATTGCTTATCAGATATATCTGTTGGACTGAAATAATCTACAAGACCACCGCTAAAATCCCTTAGAGTTACTTCAGGCATTAAAAGTCTCTATAGTCAACCTTTACAAAGCGTTCCGAATCCCTATCTATACTATGTCTTAATGCCTTATCCTTTTCAACAGCGAACTCAGCTAATAGCCTTTGAGACATTGGATCATACTCTGCAAAGTCTAAACCCCTTAAACGCTTAGACAACTCAGCAGATGCACCGTAAACAACCGCCTTTTCATAATCTTCATCTATCTCTAATACACTTACATCCGCAGATAAGGCAGTAGGCTCTGCAACATAATGATAGCGGATTGTTTTTGAACTTGTGGAAGGGGTAGGATGTATGCCTATATATTTAGTGACAGGATAATTAACACCGATCTGTTTTAAACTAAATTTATCGAAATAAGCAGTAAATACACTACCAGTAGTTGCAAATATTCCTATTTTTGCTTGAATGCCAGCACCATCATAGACAAAATCAAGAGTTCCTGTCTGAGCACTAGCAGTTGCTTCGTATTTATTTACATCTGTTTTATTAAAATCATTATTACAAAAACCAACAGACAAAGTCCCACTCGTATAAGCAGTTATTTCATAGGAGTAACTTAATCTATACTGTTGCCCTATTGAAAGAGATGACTCATTTATATAAGCATTATCAAGAAATACAAAACTTCTATAAATCAGATCAGATGTAGAGGCTATATTTAAATAATCATCAGTAAAATATGTACCCTCTGTAGCACCAGAGCCTGTAGTCTCAGAAGTATTAAAATCATTATTAGTATCACTACCATTAACAGTTGTAAGAACCCAATTAAATGCTACACCACTACCAAATTCTCTATTTGCACTGGTTACAATTAATTCATCACCAATAACATCTACTGTGGAAGAACCCTTTTCATCCCACATATAATAGATGGTATCTGTTTGCTTGAATAAGCGATTGTTGAAATTTCTGTAATGTTTACGCATCAGGTTACATCCAATTGGTCTATGTCATCAATATGACCTCTATCCACTTTGTAACCATCATAGTCAACTCGTAACATTTTTAATAAATCGGTAGGAAGTGAATACCTCTCTTGATCTGCTACAGAAGAGGCTGTTGAATTCTTTTTTAATAAATCACCCTCTAATACCAACTCTCTTTGTGCTCTACTTAAAGCCACATTTATATCAGCATCGGTAAATTGATTCTTAGAGTCAGCACCTAATAAACTATAGACCTCCTCACGAAGTTCACTTAATTCTCTTTTAGCCATAAGACTCCCCTAAAATGGGGGACAGATAAACCGTCCCCCACATTATTTGGTTATGATCTGCTGTTAGCTAAGTGCTGAACAGGAAGATACGTAAGTAATACAAGAGAAATCCTTTGAATTAAAGGATGCCTTTGCACTTCCGTAAATCATTCCACCAGCCACACCCAATTGATTACCATAATCAAAGGTCTTTTCAACCCACATAGGTGTACCCACATTAGCGAACAAACCAGCCTGTGATCCCATAAACAACGCCTGTGCTCCACGAACACTTGCTCCACCACCATCTGTAAAAGAAGTGATGTTTTCATGTTGGTGAATTACCACACCATCCCAGATACCCAAAGCACCCTTGAACAGAGGATTACTATCCCCTCTCATCTGTGCTTCTCTCTGAGCCTGTTGCCAAGTAGAATCATTAAATAGGTCGTATGCCTGCTCTGGATGTACCAAGAGGACAAAATACTCGTTCCCCTCTACCCGAATTGGTCGTAACCTGTAATGACTCTGCGGTGCGAGTACAGCAAACTGCTTCAATGCTGATATATCTGCGAGAGTTATATCATCATTATCTGCAAGTGCCGCTTTAGCCGCCGCAAGACCAGTATATGTCCTTGAACTCGGCTCTACCGCACCAGCATCAGCACGAAGTAACAAAGTAGGACTTGTACTAAGGTCAGTAAACATCTCAGTATCAATATACTCTGCCATCCAAGTTTTAAGAATAGATAAGGATTCCGATCTAAAATCGTGAAGATTCTTTGAATCATCGAACTTACCTGTGTTCCGAACAGCGTTACGAATCATTTCTGTCGTTACTGTGTCCGTATAGGTGCTCATTGCCTCTTCATTTCCTTCTAATGTACTGTCTCCAGTTATTCCGCTTCCAGAAAGGCGAGCCACTAAACCAAAAGTGATCTTTTTACCAGCATCACCATTTAACTCATTTTTGACCTGAATCATTGACTGAGGACTTGAACCCATAAACTTCTTGAAATAAATCTCTTTGTTTACTTCGTGATAAAGTTCTTTTGCCCAACGATCAACTTGTAATCCAGATGCCCATTGTGATTGTGCCATTTTCTATCCCTCCTTTTAAGAAGTGCGAGATACAAAGTAATGTGCGTAAACTAAAAACTTACCCACACTATTCGCATTATTAAAAAGAACATCTATGGTATCCGCAGAAGAGAAATAATATCCTCCAGAATAAGTATCAGCACCTGTAGCGGCATTCAAACTATTATAAGAAAGCCCTGCTGATGCATTACCATTCACACCATCTAAGAAACCATCAGCCGCACCACCTGTAATTCCAACATCTACTGTCAATGTCCCACCTGCGGCTGTTAAAACAGCCAAACCTACATTTGACACCATTGCACCTGCTGGTATTGATAATGCCTCCCATATATCCGAACTACCCATATTCTGAGAAGAACAATCTAAGACAGCACTAACAAACCCCATTGGAACTTCAAGAGCACCTTCAGCCATAGTCTTGTTTGCACTATAAGAAACTGTAGCCATAATTAACTCCTTTTATGCTTCGAGCAACGCCCTCTCCTTCACATCGTCAGGAAGTTTTCCCCATTCATCAAGTGTAAGACTGTCAAAGTCAATTTTCCCTGTCTTTGAACTTCCACCTGTTCCTGAAAGGGATTGCGGTATGTCAGCAACTTTTCCAAGTTCGCTTAATACCTCTTTCCTTCCCTCAGACTTAGCCTCAGAAACCTTATTCTGATGCTTTAAAATAAGAAAAGCGTGCTCAATGTTAGCAATTCCGTTTTCATCTCCGAAACGAGCAATATCCATCCATTGTTCATCTGTGATAGCAGGATTCTCTTCTTTTAACTGTACAACCTTATTCTTAAAAGAACTTTTCACCTTATTATCCTCAGTCCACCTGTCAAACATATTCTTCGCAATATTAGTAGCTTCTGACTTTATAAATGTCTTTACGGATGATGGATCATAAACATCATAATCATCATCAGCTATAGACACCTCTTCATCATTATTACTTAACAAAGACTGTTGTTCACGCAACTTATCGAACTCAGACTTAGTTTTGCGAAGATCGCCTAACTCTGTGGTCTGCCGACCATACAACGACTGAAGGTTCTCAACTGACTTGAAAACATCATCCATAGACTTATACTTAGTCTTGCCATAGGTGACACTTCCGTCATCTGCAACCTCATAAGGAACACTCGCTTCCTCTGTTTCGGTTTCTTGGTTCTCTGCATTGGGGGCTTCTGATGGTGATACAGAAGCAGTCTCCTTCTCCTTAGAAGTCTCTACTGCTTTATCTGCCTCACCAGACAATTCCTTATCCTCATCAATAAACTCAAAACCCATACTCCTCTCCTTTTCCTTATCTCCCTGTTAGGGAGGGGTTAGTAAGAAATATACTCTTGTGAATCTAAACGTCAAAATAGACTGTAAATTCACCCTTAAATTTAAATTAATGTGCGGTTTTAAACCACTACCAGCTTAATATTTATGAGATTTCTTTTTCTTATTGCTTGAACTATTACTGTTTGAGATCACTTTTGTGGTATCACCCTTACTGTCTTTCTTTGCGACAGGATAAGACATATTACCAACTGAAATCTCTCCAGTATGATGTTCTAATGTTTTAGGCATTTTTATCTCCTATTAATTAACTGCTGATTGATGGTCTGGTAGTGTAATCTATCCTGACACCGTACATATCCGCATCGCCAGCCGCATCATCCTCAGATACATCTCTCCTGACATTCAAAAACAATATGTCTCCGTTTGAGCAGGCATCTGCTACAATACTATATGCACCTGTAACTTCAAGCACATCTGCTGTTCCGTTAGTGGTAGTTTCTGTACCTGCAACATCTGTAACTGCAACTCCCACATCTTCTCCAGTTGCACTTGATACATAGTCTATATCAAAACAGACTGATCCGCTTGTCTCGACAGAAGAATAATAGATATATGCAGACATTGCTTTAGTTGTGTCCACATCATCTGGAATATAGATATTTGCACAGGCATTTTCATCCGAACTCGTATCATATGAGATAGCAGTTGGAATAGTTCCGCCTACAAGCACCTCTGTTGATGTCGATTGTAGATTAAAATGTCCAGCAGGTATCCATAGACTTCCTGTTGCTCTGTCAAGCAAAGTAACAAGATCACCCTGAGATGTTCCAGTTGGTGTTATTTTAGCCATAATTAACTCCTTGTTTATTTTGTTTAGGTTGGTTTTTCTGTTGCATCTCTACCATTTTCGCCATTTGTTCCCTCTGTGCAACCTGTTGAATCTTTTCAAGAATCTCATCCTTACTCTCCCAATCGCTATTCTCTATCATTGCAGGCAATAACGCCTCTGCATAAGCTGGGAGCATCTGTATCATCTTAGCTAATTCATTGAATTTCATCGCCTTTAATGTAGGTGATTGGTCACCTTTATCAAGTATTATATCATATTTTAAGCTCTTATTATACTTAAAATCTCCTATGAATTTGGTTATCATATCCTGCTCAACATCTTCAGACTCTAACCCTATGATCCTTCTTATTTGAGATTCTTCATAATACTGCTGTAAGTTAGAAACAATCATATTAAGCACTTTACGCTTTGTGCTGTCAAGATTGTCCAAAGCCTCTGACAAGGTAAGCATACCCTGCCTCATTCTTACATTACTTGCAAAACCGCTTTCTTTTGAGCTTGAGGCTATTCCCATTAACGGATCAGTTGCACCAGAGATTTCCTTTGCATCTATCTCAGACCTTGCCTCCATATTCTCTACAACATTAACAATAGGCAAGTGAGCCATTGACCACTGTTGCATCATATCACGCAATGAGCCATTAATCTTATTTACCCTTACCCATTCACCTGAAGATGATGCCCTTTTCATATCTTCTGCTCTTAGTCCCATCCTACCATCAAACACACCGCCACCTTTAGGTGTCCTGTTCAAGATATCAAGAGCTTGTGACCTTCTCTTGTTCTTCTCCCTCTGGGCATCCTTTAAATTCTCCACCATACCAAATGTCTCAATTCCGTCACCCATATCTTCATAATAATAAAAGTATGGAACAAGCGGAAATTCATTATGACTGTAAGGCATTTTAGCTTTCTTCTGCAATACCCTCGCACCAGAATAAAGAGTATTATGTATATGATTTGCAGATTTTCCAATTATATTAAATGAATCAGAAACCTCTGCTCCAAAATCGTCTGCACGCTGTTTAAAAACATTCTTAACCCTATCAATATTATCTTCAGCCTGCTTTTTACTTTTAAATGCCATTGGGAACATCTCTTTCGTATCAGAATTAATTACATAATATTCGTGAACAAACTCCCTCGTAAAAAACTCCACGACCTTTACCATCTTCTCATTAATGTACTCAGCAGGATTTACAATGTCACCTTGATGATATCTGCTTCCTGTCTCGTAAGATGTATCATCCGACTTATCCTCATAGTCAAGCTCTGGCAAACGAACCATATCCTTAACCTCTTTAACGTCATCCAACGCATCTGGAAACATTGACTTTAACTGACCTAAACTAAACCACTTTATCCTTGCCATCCTCTGCCACGTAGATGTATCCATATTATTAGCATCTGGATCAACATAAACATTAGCCCAAGATTCACGCTTAACAAATACCTCTGCACCAAAATCGCTACCAACATCTATATAACAATCAACCCATCCCCTACCTGTAATAACACCATCCTTAAATACTCTTGAGAATACATTCTGTAACTTACCACCTCTATCTATATGATAAAGCAATGGCGTTATCAGGCTCGCTGTAGGCTCATCCTCATAATCTACAGCCCTCGCCTTCCAGTATGTCCTCTGCTGTCTCTCAAGACCTGCAACAAGATTAACCTTCGGCAATACAATATTCAACTGCAATGGAGGTCTGTTCTCATTCTGTAGCTCATCTAAATCCTCATCATACCATTGACCTGTACCCATACCTCCTGTGTAAAACTTTACACTCTCACTGGCAGAGTCCATCCAACCCTCATCATTAGCCTTCATTGCCTTTAAAATATCATCAAACTCTTTTATATCATTATATTCACTCATGTTGACATCCAACTGTTTTTACTGTTCTTTTTTCTTGCATTGAAAAATGCCTTCCCCCAAGTATCGCTTTTAGACTCAGGTAACTCTGCATCCATAACATGATGCACTAAATACCTGCAACAATCCAATGCGTGATCATTAACCTTCATAGGTTCTTCTGGCTTTTCCCTTGATTCAATTCCGTACCTCAACTCCTTCCACTTGTACTCCATAATCTCATCAATAAGAGGTTGCATAGCAGGTCTGTCGAAAAATACCATATCAACATGATCATTCCTGTCTGGCTCTAACTTCCCAGACATCCTGTCTATGCCAGCCCTCTTATCATTCTTAGCCATCAGCCAGAATATTCCGTATTCCTCCCACTCCCCAGCTATGGTGTTGCCGTCCCTCTCAGTTCTCATAATAGAAGGATCAGCAAGAAAAGTGTAGTAAATATTGGAATTAATCCTGTCATTTACCATCTCAGCTAAACTCTCAATTCTTGTCTCCGTCTGGTAAATTAAGTCGTAAATAAATATCTTACCCTCATTATCAGTAGCCGCAAATAATATTGCAGAAGGATTCTTATATCCATAATCATATATAATATAGTGATTCCACCAATCTGGTATGTTAAATGATGGTATTAAATGCATCTTCTCATCAAACATAGGATAAACCAAGCCAGCAAAATCATCCCACTTGCAATATACATAACGATTAACCCATTGTTGAGGTTTGTCCAATAAAGTCTTTATATACTCATATGGCAAATGAGGGTTGTCAGAATACAGCCTGACATCATTCTGACTCTCTGGCGGAGGAACATTCTCCCTCCAAGTTTTACTCTCAACAAGATAGTATCCACCCTTTATATCCTTATTCTTCTTCTTTTTCCACTTCTTCCATACCCAATCGTGACCAGCAGGATTACAAGTGTGAAAATTCACCCTCGATGCATTCTTACGCCTCAACTGACCTAATGCAGATTGATACGTTGCCTGTGGAACTTCCTCCAACTGGTCAAACGCAAACCAACCTAAATTCATACTCTTGATCCTCTGTATAGCATCTCTTGTGTCATCTAATGCCATATATATGATCTTACTTCCATTAGCAAACTCAATAACATGATCCTGAATACTGTGCCTCACAACCAAATTACCAGCAATATCTAATAACTGTATCAGCGTACTCTTCTTATACGCATCCAATACCTTCCTACCCATTAAACCTAAATTATTATTATAGTGCATAGACTGCATAATTGCCTCTAAACACATAGCCTCAGTCTTACCAGTACCTAAACTGCCTGCCAATAAAACATGACGAGCATAACCAATATGACTCTGGTAATCCATCTGGTGTCCTAACGGATGAGTAGGATTGCCATCCTCATCCTTAAAACCTAAATAAACTTCCATTAACTAACAAACATAACAGAAATCAGCTAAAATTAACCCCTCTAAATCCATCATCGCCATAACATGAAATATGTCAGCATACGCCTCCACAGCAGTCATATACGTGTACTCATCCCAATTATCAATAAAAACCTTCGCTACCACTATATCATCCACAGGAAACATTATAACTTCACTTTCTTCCTGCTTTTTGTAACTAAAACCTCTGCCTGCTCATCTGGAGTAGCAACCTCAACCTTCTTCTTCCCACCTGTACTATGTACCTTCTGCATATAATCAGACCTGTCACCAATCTGCAAGCTGGTCGTGTTGATCTGTATATTATTAGTAACACCACCACCGTTCTTAGGCTTGTACTTTGCAGGATTTAATGCGTTTAACTGAAATATCCTCTCAGTTACACGATGATCCTCTTCAGCATTCCTCTCACTCTTCTGCTCTAACTTCTGGTAATATAACTCCTGATGATGTGAACGCATCCTCTCTACCATCTGCCTGTACTCAGGCTTCTCCTTAAATAACCTCTTTACAGCATATGTGGAAATACCTAACTCCTTACAAGCTAACGCCCACCTACCCTTGAAATCATCTACCTTTAACAAAAATACCCCAATATCATCTATGCTCTGGAATGCCTTGCCTATAGGAATAAAATCCTCAAGTTGAGGAACTGGTTGTTTTACGAGATTATTCATGTCGTAATATTACAACCTGTAATGCAATTAAACTAATACCGCAAAAAGCCCTTTTAGCGAAATAATGTAAGGAGTGGGTAAGTACGTGCATTAGGCACACCCCTATGGGCAACGCACCCCCCCCCTCGTTTGTGCGTGTTTGCGTGGATCAAAATCAATGGTTTTCCGTTGGAAGTTTGGACAGTTTCAACACCTCACCACGTAAAAACAATGTATAGTCTCACATAACTTCAGTAATATTTAAATTTAAGACAGGTCTACGTCCTGTATCTGGTTATTATATGGGATCGGATTCAATAGCATTATTACAGGCGGTTTTATGTCGACAAAATAAGGTTTTTTCGTCAATTTGGGGCTAAATAATAACCAATCTTCCTTTATTCCTCATTCACTCTCTCTTATATGTATATAATGTCTCTATATAGATATATAGATATAAACCCCTATATATATAAATATATTAATAACTATTTCTGTATAATGTAGAGATATAATGTATATATATACCCTCTCTTCTATTTGTATTTAATTAAATACATTGACAGCCTGAAACGTGATTTTGTAATATTTGGTAACGATTGAGACAATATTTTAAAATTAGACAAAAGGAAAATCAAATGTATAAAGAAAATGAGATAAAAGAATATGCCATTGAAAGAATAAAAGAGGGATTAGATTATAATCCTGATTACTTAAAGATGGATCAAGGGGATTTACACCACCAATTATTTAATGAAGATTATTATATAATTGGGCATTATACCGCTCAAAAGTGGTTAGGTGATAAATCCTTTGATATTATCGGCATAGTTCAAGACTACGAAAAAAACCACTTTGGAGAGGTTACAACGGATTTAAGCAGTGCTGAAAGCGTTGTAAATATGTATGTTTATATCGTTGGTGAAAAACTGATCTTTGAAGACGGGATTATATCGGACGAATTGGAGAGGCTATCAAGAGAGATTGAAGAATTTCAGGATATTGACAATAGAATGATAATTGGTAGTATGGAAAAGAACTGGAAGAGTTCAAATGAGGTTAAATAATGAATTTACTCACTAACACTAACCAAAAAATGAAGAAAACTTCAAAGCTAAATAATACAAGAGTATTTGAATTCAATTTACCCGCTTGGAAGTCGATCACAGGTAAAATAATTTGCCCCTTTGCAAGTGAGTGTATAAAATTTTGCTTTGCTAAAAAAGGTACATATTTATATAAGAATGTACGTGATAAATACGAAACAAATTACCAACTAACAAAGCAAGATAATTTTACTGATCTGATCCAAATTGAGATAAATAAAAAGAAACCAAATTATATTAGAATTCATTCAAGCGGTGATTTTTACAGTCCTAAATATTTACAGAAGTGGATAAAATTAGCGGTAAATAATCCTGAGATCATATTCTATGGCTATACTAAATCCATACCAATATTTAAAGCCCTTAAATTTACCCCTAATAACTTTGTTTTCTGTTATTCGAAGGGAAGTAAGGTCGACCACCTTATTAATGAAAATAAGGACAGATTCGCCCAAATATTTAAAACTGAGGAAGACTTGATTAATAGTGATTTTATTAATGCAAGTGACAACGATTTAAACGTATTAACCGATAATAACAAGATCGGTTTAATCTATCATTAAAAGCGAGGTTAAATAATGAAGTTAACTAACGAAATGATGCCTTTTATTAAGGGGCAAATGGAGGCTATTGAGGGATTAATTATTTTGAATTTTAAATTTTGGCACGAGATGTATATAAAAGTTTTAGATGATAATGAAGACTTTTATACATCAAAAAATTTCAAGTTCATCCGTTCAAGAATTAAGAACCAAAACAACTTTGGCAATCTTTATAGCGAATGGATTATGGACATACTTGTAGCTGAATTTAAAAAAAGCGAGGTTAAATAGAATGAGTAAACATACAGAAGGTAAATGGTTTTGGATTGGCGAAACACTAAGATATAAACAGGATGGTGACAGTTTAAAAACCAACGGAATATGTTGGAGAGGTAGAATCTT